GGGCATATCATACTAATGATGCTTAATGATGATACCAAACAGTATGACCAGGAATGGGATACTAATGATTACACGACTACTACGACAAGCACTACTACGACAACGACCACAACCACGACTACTACAAGCGGCATATAGGAATTTTATATTATTAACGAGAAAAGGAGATTAACATGGCCCAGAATTTAGGCGTCACGTTTAACGAAAGAGACCTTTCCAAGTCCACATCTGCTCTTCCTGTTCCGGGCGGAGCAATGGGAATTTATTCTGTGAAAGGCCCTACTGACAAAGCATACCTTTGTCGGAGTGAGGATGATATTCGCAGGATTTTCGGACAGCCTCTTGCCAGTATGGGAGATGACGGAAGCTTCTTCGATTACAACCGCGGCCTGCAAAACGCTTTCCGTTTTGTTCGCGCCGGTCTTCCTATGTTCCTCAAACGGGCAATTCCCACAACGATTTCTGGTGGAGACCAAAACACTGGCAGATCGCTTGTTCTTTTTCAGAAAGAATTGTCAGGCTCCGCGGATACGGATTCCATTAAAGCAGTTGCTAAGGGTCATGGCACATTATACAACGGCCTCAGCGTTTACATCAAAGGAATTGCTTCTGTCACAACCAGAATCAATCCCATTCAGGATGTTCCGTTCTCACTGGGCGATAACGTGCTGCCCGGCTCGCTGCAGATTCATAGCGCTGCCAGCATCATTGATGCTGACGATGATTTGGACGTCAGCTACTCGGAACGCAACTCCGGTGTTAAAGTTCTTACTACAACACTCACCGGAAATGTTACGGTCACTTATGAAGATAACACCCTGAACGGATTCACCAGTCTTACTGTTGACAATACCGTTGTAGGCCCTGATGCGTTGGTTGTGTCTTATGAGCAGACCACGCAGCAGCGTGTTGTTCGTCTCTTTATCGTCAATGACGGTGAGACTGACCCGGTAACAAACAATTATGAAAACTATCTTGTCAGCTACAAAGCAGATGGTGTTGACCAAGCGGGTAATGGAATTTTCATAGAGGACGTTATCAACGGTGTTTCAGAAATCATTGACGTTCATGTGGGCGGTACTTACGATGGCACAACGCTGCCTGTGCATTATCTTGCAGGTATAGCAAACAATGCTATTGCTGGCGGCGTGAACGGTACGTATGCAAGTGCCGATTCCGACATCTTCACTGCACTCCTGGAATTCGACCCTGACCAGAAGAACGGACGGCATTACGACATTCTGTATTTCTTCGATGCAGGATACAACGATAATGTCAAGAAGCAGATGGGCGCGATTGCGGCCAAGAAGCTTTTCCCGCATGTGTACCTTGACCCTGACCAAGGCCTCTTTATCGAGAATGGTAACAAGCTCAAATCCGGTCTGGTTGCGAGCACAGTAGTGCAGCAGTTGGTGGGCTGGCGGCAGGGACTCGGCAACATGGAATTCGCGTCCCTCTCAGGTTCTGCATGGGGCCAGATTACGGACACGTTCAACGGTGGCAGGATGCTCTGGGTAGGGCCTACTTACGAAGTGGGTGCAGCTGCTATCATAGTTGACAATACGCTGGGCTCCTGGAATAGCGTCATGGGCCCCCGGCGCGGCGTCACACAGTTCAACAAACTAGCAATCAACCTTTACGATTACCGGAACACTTTGAATGCCAAGCAGGTCAACCCTATTGTGGTTGATGAGCGCGGTGTGCAGATGTACTACGGCAATAAGACGCTGAAGGTTGTGGCGTCCGCCATGCAGCAGACACACGCACGAAAGACCCGCGGCCGTATCTCCCGCGAGTTCCTATACTCCGCGCTGGACTTCGTTGCGGAAAACCTTGTTCAGTCCACCTTCAACGGCCTGCGGGATGAGTTTGAAGTCATCCTGAACGACCATTATGGTGCGGCATTGGAAAGCTTCAGTCTTGTGGTAGGCCCGCCTGCTACTACGCAGGATGACATCAACAACCAGCTTCTGCGGGTTAAGGTAGGTTTGATTTTCAATCAGATTGCGGAGGAAATCAATATCACGACTACGGTTTTTCGTAACGGCACTGACCTCTCTGTCAACGTGGTATAATTATGCGCGCTGTGGCATAAAAGGTAAGGATAAACAAAACAAGGAGATTTACTATGGCAAAACCTGATTTTTCAAAAGTAGGCGGAGCTGCCGCCTGGGGAGACTTGGCTGAAATTTCTGAGCCCATGCTTGGAAACCTCTTCGCCGTATCTATCTCCCTTCCCACAGCCCTGCGGACTATCTACCCGGCCGGTGGGCCTACAGTATCCATGCTCGCCGTTAAAGCAGAGCTTCCGGATGAGGCCCTGCGTATTGCTACGGTTGAAACCAAGCTTAGCAACTACGATGTTGTGCATGGCAAAGACCGCGGAGAGCTTAGCTTCACTTTCCGCGACCAAGTAGGCGCACCCGTAGCATCTCTGTTTGATGCTTGGCACCGGCTGATTTGCGATTCACGCGGCAACGGTATCAGCTTTCCTGCAGCGTATAAAACCGAAGTTTGGGTAGCAGCCTTGACCGGCGATGGTGTGCCTTACTACTGGTGGGGTTTCAGTCGCTGCTTCCCGAAAAACCGTGGAAAGTACGATTTCGGCAACGAAGACAACACACCGCGAGATGTGACAATCCCGTTCTCTTATCTGCAGGAACTTGACGTTGCAGATAAGCTGACCGGCGAAGGTGGAAAGTTTGCCACTAACATTTCCACGGCCGCGAATTTGATAGGCGTATAAAAGATAACTGGGAAGGGTTGTCCGATGTTCGGGCAACCCTTTACCGATAAGTCCGAAATTTCCTACAGGTAAAAAAGGAGGAACAGGTAATGGAAATTACACTGCAAGGTAAATCTATTTACGGAATCCCAGGCTGGGATGGTAGAGTAGACATCGAAGGCCTGAAGCTTTTCCAAATAAAACGTCTGGCAGGCTCGCGTAACACAGCAACACTTTTCCGCAAGCTGGTTAAGGTGCTTAAAGGCGAGCACTCACCGGTAAAATTTCCTAAAGACCTTGACCCTGAAAATCTGGACATGGGAGATTTTACTCAGATTCTTATAGGTATCACTGCTATGTCAAAGGGGCGTTCCGTAAAAAAAGTTTACGAGTGTCCTCATTGTAAGAAAGAGCAGCCGCGGGTTATCGACATACTTAAAGTATTTGTCCCTAAGAAGCCTGAGATTGAGGGCGGCATGGCTGATGTAACAATTGATAAGACTGATAAGGAAGGCAAAGTTACTGCCAGTATTGTTACGTGCAAGTATCTCAGGGTCAAGGATTATATTAAAGTAAATGACCTTGTGGCCGAGATAAAAAACTCTCTGTATAAAACCGTCAACGGTAAACAGGTAATAGACCTTACTACTGTTAGAGCTACATACGGGGATATATGTGACTTCTCAGATACGGATGACGTAGAGGATTTTTGCGAGGGTTTGACGGATATAGGATTAGTCTCATTAAGGATTGATAATCCTACTATCACAGACGATAACCGTTTTCTAAATACACTGAAGTGGCTTACTAATCTTCAAGGTGAGCAGACGGGAATATACGCAAAAGTATCTGATGTTATTATGAAGTTGTCGGCTAACATGGATAATATTTACGAGTCTGTATGTACGGAGTGCAAAAAGTCTTTTACGGCGGAACTGGAGCCCACTGACTTTTTTTTCGATTTACAGTTTCCTTCCTTACAGACCTAGAGGTTGCAGTGCTGAGTTACTTCAACACTCAGCTGCGGGAGGACACTGATGTCAGATTTTTGTTGGAGTGCTACGACATAATTGAAGATGCAGCTGCAAAGAAGACAATGCAAAAAGGACACGGGAAAAGGAAAAGGTAGATGGCTACTACTGATGTAAAAACTTTTATTGATGGTTTATCAAAACCATTTTCTGATATGAGAATGCGGAAAACAGCATTGTTTTCTAAATTCTTATCAGTAATCAGCGCCATAGAGGATGTTCAAAAATCCGGCCTTAAGACGCTTGCTACAGGAATTACCAAAACGCTTAGGGGTAAAACTGCTATTGCTAATGACCTTACCAAGAGTGCTTCTGGAGGACAAGGTGCAAGTGTTAGTAAGAATGCCAAAAACCCCCCTACTGCCGAAGCTAAAGAACTTAAAATTGATAACCTCAATGCAGGCAGTACTTCCGTTGACAGGTTGGTTGTAAACAAGCTTATTAACAAAAATAAAGAGGAGGTCAGTAAGCCTAAGCGTGCAGGAATAAAAACTGACGCTGAAAAAGCCATAGCGCTGCAAGAAAAACAAAATGACCTTACTGACCGAGGTTTAACATTGCAGGAGCAGGCAGATGAGTTTGAGGATAGACAGGCTGCACTTAATGATAGGCGCTGGAGTAAATCACTTCCTGGCATGCTCGCAGAACACGCTTCCAGCATTTCAGGAGACTTTGTTGAAACTGTTGATAACATTGGCGAGCAGGTATTAGGCCCGCTTCACGAGACAACAAAAAGTGTTGGTAATTTAGCGGTATCTGTTCTTAAGAAATTTAAGATTGACTTAAAGGATAAAGCTAAAGAAAAACTGGTCAATGGTAAAAAATGGCTTGAGGATAAGGTTGCTAAATTTAAAGACACCAAACTTTTCAGAGCGATGGAAAAACATCTTTTTGCTATCAAGGTGTTTCAGAAAGCTCAGGAACTAATGCAGGTTGCCCTTGCAGCGATAGGTGCAACATTGAGCGGGATTTTTGCACTAATAGTACCTCTGGTTAGCTTCTTGCTTAAAGGAGCAATTATTGTTACTTTGGCTAACGCTATATTGGGAGCTTTGCGTGACTGGTTTGAAAAATCAGTGTTACCACACTTGCCTGACTTTTTACAACCCATAACTAAGATGTTTTTGCATCCATTTGAATCTATTGCTGCAAGTTTGAATGCTATCGCTGAATTTTTCCATTTGGGTAAACATGATGAGAAATCCAAAGAAGAACGCCTAAAGGGAATGGGGATGTCAGAATCTGAGGTTGCTACTAAGATGGCGGTAGATAAGTATGATGCAGAAAGAGAGATTCAGCGCAGGGAACGTCTTAATGATGCAAGAGAAAAAGCCGGTTTAAAGCGCGTTGACGGTTTACTATTTAGACCTTTTCTTAGCTTTCTTAGGAAGTACAGCAGTTTGTCAGATGCTGATTTGGCAAAAGAGGCCGGTAAGACAGGAAAACCAAGCACAGAAGAGCTTGCTGATAAGGAAGCCGCGGTTAGAGCGGATTCTGTTTATAAAATAAAGAATTTTATAAAGGAGAATAGTGCTGTTCCTGATGCCATGACTGATTTGGGTGCTAGTGTTGATGATTTGAATGCTACGTTGAAGGACGTAGACATATCAAAATCGAATGTTATATCTGCACCTACTAACAATAACACTGCCGCCTCTGTTGGTGGCGGAGATAGCAATAGTAATTTCTTATCTGATTCATTTTTTAACATGGCTACTAAGCACATGCTTGCTCCAGGTTTTAATAAGTAGGACTTTATGATAACGATTAAGAATGGTGAAGATGTAAGGTTTAACAGAGTCTGGCTTAGAATAGTACCTGACGCTGACATCGGAGACATTTTATCGCGTTTTTCTTTGTTTGGAGATTACAAAGACTTAATAGAAGGCCTTCAAAAAAATCCTTTATGGGATGGTGGTTTTTACTTTCCTTTGACCAGTGAGGTTCCATCCTACTTGTTTACTGGTAACTACGGTAAGCAGACTCCGGAGTGGGGAGCAACCGGTAAGTTTATGGCGGATGCTTTATCAGGTCTTTTAGGAACTGCTGGTAGAGCAGCAAATGCTATAGGAAAGCATGAAGCAATTAAGATAGGCGGGCATTCCATATTCGGCACAATAGGCAATATTACTAACAAGGCTGCTGGCTTTGTTTCAACATTTACCGGCGATATAGACTCTCCTAAGATTTGGGATAATACCACAATATCTCCTGTAGCAGCGGAAAGCTTGGTTAGTTTCGAGACTGAGTTTGAGTATAAATATTACAAGGCAGCAGAGATTGTTCTTACGTTGATGACCATGCCAAAG